ACAGCGTATTGCCGTAATGTAGTAAGAAAACTATTAACTAAGGAAAGCAAATGATTATTTCAGATAACACTAAAGAATTTAAAATAGCCCCATCAGGTAACCATATGGCTCGGTTGTATTCGGTCATTGACCTAGGGCATCAGGCTACCGAATGGGCTGGCGAAACCAAAATCATGCACAAGGTTGTATTGACTTGGGAATTGCATGGTAAAGACGATAACGACCAGCCATTGACTACAGATGATGGCAAACCGTTAATTGTGTCTAAGCGTTATACCGTAAGCCTTGGTGAACAGGCGCGATTGCGTCAGGACTTAGAAGCTTGGTCTAACAAAAAGATGACCGCAGAAGATCGCAAAAACTTTGACCTCAAGAATTTATTGGGCAAGTTCTGTATGGTCAATATCACGCATAGTGAAGATGGCCGTTATGCCAATATTAGCGGCATTAGCCCTGTGCCGTCAGCCCTTCGCGCCCACCAGCCTGAAGCTATTAATCCTATTGTTCACTTTTGGTTAGCTGAGTTTGATCAGGCTAAATACGATGCGCTGCCTAAGTATTACCGCGAAAAGATTACAGAATCAAGCGAATGGCGCGGTCAGAAAGCTAAAGATGATAACAAGATTGAAGATAGCGACTTATCGGATATACCTTTCTGATGATAGTTAAAGAAAAGCTAGCCGAATCAGGCCATTGGTATACCAAGCAGGGAACACCTGCCTATACCACCATCGGTAAAACTGGGGAAAGACCTACGACTTTGCGCGATGCAAGGAAAGAAGGGCTTTTACCCAGCGTTACTACCATCCTTAACATTATGTCTAAAGCAGGGCTAGATACTTGGAAGCAACAACAAGTTTTGCTGGCGGCATTAACTTTACCAAGGCAGACCAACGAACCTGAACAGGAATGGCTAAAGCGCGTTATGCAAGACAGCCGCGCTACTGGCAGGGAAGCTGCGGAACGAGGTACAGCAATCCACGCAATTATTGAAAGCTATTTTGAACAGGTGTATATGCCTGTAAAACCAGCTTATCTTGATGTAATTGACAGCACGCTTAAAAGTGCTTTTGGTGAGCAGCCTTGGTTATCTGAGAAGTCCTTTGGGCATCCATTAGGTTTTGGCGGTAAATGCGACCTTATGGCTAAACCAATCAACGGTCAAGGCACAGGCTATATTGTCGATTTCAAGACCAAAGATACCGATTTAGATAAAGTTGATGTATATTTTGAACATGAAATGCAGTTAGCGGCCTATCGTGAAGGCCTAAACTTGCCCAACGCAAGGTGCGCCATCGTGTTTGTCAATGGCACAACAAACCAAGTAAAATTAGTAGAAATAGAAGAATCACAGCTTCAAAAGAGTTGGGATTGCTTCCAGCATTTGTTAAGGGTCTATCAGATCAAGAACAATCTTTAATGCCGAAAGCATCACGGAGCAAGTAGGCATCGGGGGAAAGCGTAAAGAAGCGAGTACCCCACCCTTTTAAGGGCGTTAAGCCGCCAATGTAGGATGCAGTAAGTTAGGGTTTTTGCGGCTTTCCACCTAACGAGTAGCAACTGCCAAATACAGCCTTGTATTTTTTTTGCACATATTAGGGTTTTCCTTAGATAAATTTATTGACATTGTTAAGCTGGCTTAATAAACTGTCTTTACTCAATGTTGAGTGAGATAGGAGAAATAAATGCAAACAGCAACAAAACTTAAAAAAGGCCCATTTATTGGGTCTGCCTATGAAGGTGACACATTGTTAGATATTCACGGCTACGATGGCTACTTTGAAGAAATCTACATTGCAGGTACAGATATTGATGTTACCGAAATGATCCACAGTCTGACAAGAATCTCATTCGACAAGTTCGAAGAAGATGCTCGCATACAAATGTTTGGTTAAGGAGAAAATAATGAAAGACTTTATTGGAAGCTGTTTACTTGGTGCTTTGTTAGGTTGTATGTTTGCATACGGTGTACCAGCCAAAGCGCAATCTTATCCCATGACTGATAGCCGTGGCTACAATGTGGGTACGGTTCAGGTACAGGGCAATACAGCGCAGTTTGTCAACCCAGCAGGGGTAACTACCCAAACCGCTACGATCTATCCTAATCAAGTTGTTATTACCAGCCCTAGCGGATATACCCAAAGCGTTGTAGGCAACACAGGTTATACCGTGCCTATGTCCCCACCATCACTACCATCACCGAGGGTTCTGCAATGAAACAGATGACCGACTACGAAATGGCAAAGAATGGTGATTACATCATCAGCTATGAACCGCAAGCTAGAAACAGCGATCCCTATACATCGCACCTTGCAGCAAAGTCAATGAACCCGTCAGCCCATTACGCTTTAATCATTGATGCTTTAAAAGTATCAGCAGCAGGCAAGACTTTGATTGCCAAAAGATCAGGGTTGCATCACGGCCAAGTAGCTAGAAGATTGACCGAATTAGAAAGAAGCGGAATTATTGGTTTAACTGGCAAGACTGTCAAAAGTGATTCAAACCGCCAAGAAAGGGAATGGTATCTGCTATGAGTACAAGATCAAAAGGAATGGTTGGCAAAACCTATAAATCAGCTTCTGAGGCGTTTAAAGACGCTGATTATGCTACCGCCATCACTAGACCTGAACAATCGGATTTCAGCGGTTTTGGTGCGTTCTGTGGGGGTATGTTGTTTGTAGCTGTGTTTGCTTATGGGTTTTGGCGAACTTTAGGATAAAACATTAAGAGCCATATTTATTTTGGCTTTTCTGTCATCTAAACCGATAGTTCCCCCGTTAATGCGTTTGGTCATGGTTTCAATATCATCGACCAGCGCATTTAACCCTTTCTTGTTCCAATACCAGCCTGCACTCAAAGCCGCATATTTAGGAGTAGCCAGCCAATCAGGATGCCCAAGCAAATCCACACCCAAACCAAGTCCGCAGTTTGCATAGTTTTCCTTGCCTGTTAATTGAATTAAACCGCGCCCAATATACTTACCAGCTTCTTCAGGTGTGGTGTTTCCCATCCTACCTGCATAGACCTTAGAAGCAATCATTTCAGGGTTATGGGCGTATTTATCTGCGGTATCTAGATCAGGAAATCGTGAGGGCCAAGTCCGCGTTAAGGCAAGAGCAGAATAATTAAGGTTTTCTTGCATTATTTTAAAACCGCCTGATTCGTGCATACATTGACCAATAAAGCAGGCTTGACGCTTTGGGGTGTTTATTTCGTATTTTTCAAAAGTTTCGTTTAAAGGCTCTAACCACTTATGGTCTATTCCTAACTTGTCTAGCTGATCTAATGTCATTTAACGCCCGTTACTTCATTAATCCATTTTTGTAATTCAGTTAGCATCAAGGTTGTTTGGGCGCAATTTCCAACAAGTTGATTGTAGGCGGTACTTGCATCAAAGAGTTTGGTGGTGTCGGAAAGGTTGGACACGCTGCTGGAACTGGGTGAGCGCACCCCGTTAGCATAATACTGCCTAATAAGAGCCAACTTAGCGTCATATTCATCTTGAACCCCTTTGGTAACTAATTGATGTTGTTTTTGGATAGATTCGACATGGGCTTCTTGCGCTTTTGCGGCAATTTCAACTGATTTCTTATATTCAATATATCGTGAATAGCCCATCCACCACCCACTACCGAAAGCAACAGATAAAATAGCACCAATAATTGCCAGCTTTGCATAATCAATCATTTATCTTCCAAAGGCTGTGTCGTTAAAAAGCGTAGGATTGCACAGATGATTCCTACAGATATTAGGGTATAACCATAGACCTGTGGGCTAATAAAGGCTTGAAGCGCAGGCAGATTGTCAGATATAGCACCAACAATAACAAGCAGTAACGAGAACCACATAGTCCTCGATCTAATCATGGACTTCATTTGCCAGTAATGTAATGGCTCATAAAGCCAATGAATGTGGAAAAGGCAGATACGATGGCCATACCAGCCCAAAAGCCACCACGACCCTTGTTGGCTAACTCAAGTAGTTGCTTAACATCTTTACGTAATTCAGCTACTTCATATTCCATAGCTTCTACTTTTTGCCAAGTTACGCCAAATTTAATAGGGTCGATGTCCACGAATATACTCACTTTGTTTTAGGTTTGCGAGTAGTCGCTTTTGCTATTTTAACAGTTTTTTTAACTACTTTTTTGGCAACAGCTTTTTTTACTTCAGGGCTAACAGGAAAGTCAAAAGCAGGTTTTGCTTGAAAACCAAACTTGTCTAATATCCATGTAAAGGTAAAGTTCATGCTTCTTCTGCCTTAGGTTCTTCTTTAGGAACTTGTGGGTCTGCCTGTTCTTTAATAATTTTAATTAAATCCCATGCCCCAGTTTTAGTCGGTAATTCGCCTAAAGTTTGAAGAATAAAATTTACTGCATTAATTTCAAGTTCTAATTTAATCATAAGTTACTCGTAAAGAATGTTTAATGAACCAGCATCAAATGTATCTGTGCCGTTTACTGTTGTTACACGAACACGGTCTAAAGCACCCCCAAGTGTTATTACACCGCCACCTGTGCTTGTATAAGCGGTTGAACCATCGTAATAACCTAATGTATGTGAAGCTGCCCAAATATTTCCTGATACAAGCGTTAAAACCATGTGTCCCCATCTATTTAAAGATGCAGCAGTTCCAACGGTTACAAATCCAGTAGTTGCATAATTAGATTGTGTGGTAGTTGTTTGTGATGCGGCATTAACATAACCACTTGTTGAAACAGAACCTGAACCAATTTGAACTTGAACAAAAGATGTTCCGCTAGTAGATACACCATTAAACATTACTGTTATACGCTTTACCCAACTAGGTATGCTAGTAAAGTCAATGCTTGTACCGCTTGTAGAAGCCTGTGCAGTACCGCTAGTAACTACGCCACCTTGATAGGTGGTAAAAGACGGTGAACTTCCGCTTATTGAAAGTGCCATGATTACACTCCAGCTTTAAGGCTACGCAATTCGTCTAATGTAGTTGCAGAAAAATTAGTAATATCACGCAAACGCTGTTTTTCAGCAACAATAGCAGTAGTATCAGCACCTGATTCCTGCGCTCTTTGGAAAGCTACATCTTGTGCTTGCAACAAAGGCTCACGCTCTGCTCTTAAACGCTTCTTGGTCAGTTCTGTAGCTTTAGCTAGGCTAACTTCTACTTTGCCGTCTACCAGTTCCCAAGCATCAAAGAAATCGTTGTGCTGATTAGGCAAGTCTGATTGATTGACAATTAAAGAACCCTTTGGAGTGTCTTTAGCTTGTACGGCTTCGATTGAAATTTCGCCAGTAGGGATGCAAACTGATACACCACCAATGTCGTTAGTAAAAATAATTGCTTGTGTCATTTTAAGTCCTTTGATTAACGGAAAATTGCGGCATATACATAAGTTAAATCTGCTGCACCAGTTACCGCATCTGTAACAACAATAAAAGATGATGTGGTTGGAGTTCCAGCTACTTGTGAAAATCGAGCAAGAACACCAATGTTAGCCCAGCCAGTTGTAGATATTGAATAATTTGCATCCGACATTGCGTTAGTTAAATTAACTGTGTAATTTCCAGTTGAGTTTTTTGTAATAGAACCAACATTATAAGAAGCTCTAATTGCCGCAGTAGAACCATTAAAGTTTACCCAAGCTTTTGCAGAACCTTGAATACAGTTAGTAGAAGAAGTGCTATTAGTGCCGTCTGATAGCGTTGATATTGTTAGTGTGCCAGCCATGATTTATCCTTAATCGTTAATTGAAACCATGACTTTTGTGTAATCAGTCAAGACAGTACCGCCTGTTGTAGTTGCAATTCTTACTGAAGTTGTCGTAGGAGCTGTTAATGATTCGTAAGTACTAACAATTCCAGGGGATGCCCCATTATTAGTATTACCATTAACCGTATATGTTCCATCAGGCATTGCAGTAGAAAAATTAATTGTTAAATCACCAGTTCCATTTCGAGTTACAGAGCTTACATTAAAACTTTTATAAATAGCAGCCGTGCTTCCATTCAGGCACACCCATGCTTTAGCGATACCTGTCATGCCATTTTGCGTGGCTAAAACACCGCTACTTGCTCTTAATGTATCAATCGTTAATTGACCAGCCATAATTTATCCTTTGTTTTCAGTATTTTATACTAGACAATCACCCATGTCGAATTATCAGGCACGGTTACTGTAACACTTGTATTAATAGTTATAGGGCCTGCTGAACTAGCGTTTTTACCAGTAGGAATTGTATAGTTTGTAGTCACAACTTGGTCATTTAATACAAATACTTGGTCAGGGCCACCACCTGTAGCACCACCGCCAATTTGACCCCAAGTGCTTGAATAATAGCCTTCAAACTGACTATTACTGCTGTTGTAACGGATCATGCCAGTAGCGGCTGTAGGTTGTTGGGCGGTAGTTCCTACTGGAACTTTTACTGCGCCTGTGCTGGTAAATGAGGCAGTACCACTAGCTGTAAAGTTAGTAAATGCGCCTGTAGATGCGCTTGAAGCACCTACGGTAATACCATCGATTGAGCCTGCTGTAGCGGTTAAAGTAGTAAATTTACCTGTAGTAGCGGTAGTTGCGCCAACCGTAACACCGTCAATAGAACCTGCTGTAGCTGTCAATGTGGTGAATTTACCAGTAGAAGCTGTGGTAGCACCAATCGCTGTGCTGTCTATTGCACCGCCTGTTATGGCTACAGAACTAGCTGCTTGGGTGGCAATAGTACCTAATCCAAGGTTTGTACGGGAAGTTGAGGCACTAGCTACATCAGAAAGGTTATTAGCCCTTTGTAAATAGGTAGCACTTAAACCAGTTACAGCAGTATCTACATAATATTTAGTAGCAGCGTCTTGTGCGTTTGTAGGGTCAGTAAGGGCAATAATTTTGTTACTTGCCATATTTAAAGCACCTGTCATCGGTGTCTGACCGTCAGCAGAAACAGATTGAGTAAGGCCATCAGCAATGTTTTGCATTGTTGTATTAGCCCAGCTACTTAAAATAGTTGTGCCAGTTACTACTGGATTGCCTGCTGGGAGTGTATATACTCCGCTACCGTTTCTACTCATTTCCTGCTCCTTGTTGGGCGGCTTTCATAATTAATAATTTTGCCAGCTTTCTTTGATCAGGAGTACCTGAATTTGCCAAATTTAATACTGGGCGCGACATCTGACCTGCTTTATAAGTTGCTTCACCAACCAATCTAGGGCTTTGTAATGGAAGTGTAGCCAAAGGTGCAAGACCAGCAGGGCCAGCCAGTGCAACGCCACCAATAGCACTACCAGCGGTCAGTTCAGGAACAATGCGGTGCATACCGCGTGGAATCCAAGTATTTAAAGATTGACCTGCTAAAGCTGGCATTAAGTCTACACCGCCTTGTGTACGCAAAATATCAGCCAATTCTTTACGATAACCGTAGTTAGCATTGACATTATTACGAGTTAAGGACTGCAATCTACGAATTGCTGTATCAGCAGAAGCCCTGTTTCCAAGTTTTAAAGCTTCTTCAAGTTCACGCTCAATTCCTAATGATTCTTCGTAATCTGCCATTGTTTTGGCATAGTTTTTGTCTTGCTTGACAATGGTTTGCTTAACTGTATTGCGTGTTTGTGACAATACGGACTTTGCTTCGTTAGTCATATCGTTACGGTACAAATCATCAATTCTGCGTTTTAGGATGTCTAAACCTTCAGCGGTATGTAAACCTGATTTAGATTTCCATTCATCAACTACAGTTTTAATTTTATTAATATCTTTTAAAGAATCTTCACCTACAGCAGAAGCAACATCGCCACCACCTTGTACTTTAAGATTGTCTAAAGATTGTTTAAAAGAGTTTTCAATAGGGGCAAAATCAAGCCTTGGGGCAGGTTTAGGCAAAGGCTGACCAGCTACAATTTCTTGGCTTGGTTTAGTTGTGGCAATTCCTGCCTCATACGCTTGTCTGCGTTGAGTTTTAAGGGCTTGCATACCTGCCTGCGCTGCTTCCAATACATCCTTAACAGGCACTTCACCACGCAAGTTTTGTATAAATTGCTGATTTCCAGTAACACCAGCTTTAGCAGCTTCTTCAATAGATTTACTGCCGCCACCAGTAGTTAAACCTAAAGTTTCAGATAATGCTTTGCCTGTAAATTTAGCTGCTGGAGCAATAATTTCACCAACAGGGCCAGTAGCCGCGCCCCACATAGCTGCGTTACCACGACCTTCAACGCTAGGAGTTAATAATGCACCTGTACCTGCACCAATAGCTGATTGCTCTCCAACAGCAGTAGCAAAACTAGGTATTTTCCCTATGATATTAGCTGCTTGTGGAATTGCTTTAATGCCATTTGCAAGTTTTTGAGCCGCAGAATAAGGAACTATATAAGAACCAATTTGCCCTGCTGTACCTGCTACTGGATATTGTTCTTTAACTTGATTTGTTAATGTTTCACCTAAACGGGAAATATTGCGACCAGTTTCAGGAAAAGCTAATTCAGTAGCTGCGCCTGCACCTTTAATTAATTCACCAGCACCAGCAACAGCCATAGGGCCTACAACAGCATTGCCTTGCATCTTTGGTATTTGAATACCTTTAAGAAAACGATCATAAGCCGATTCAGGTTGTAATTCTGCACCTTGAGGCAATGGCGGCAATTCATCTACAAGAACAGCACCTTTAGGAAGTGGTGGTAATGTATCAGCCATTATTTTACTTCCTGACCAGTATTAGAATCTACCCACCTTCCACCGCGTACTTCAATTTGACGGCCATTTAAAACAGCCCGTGCAGTCGCGCCAGTTTGCTTTGGTGATCCAGTAGGTGCTTCTTCCACCTTAGGAACAACAACATATTTACGCATATTTTCAGGAACAGGCTTTTGAGCAGTTCTATATGTAGCTACAATTTTGCTGCTACCAAATTCTTTTTGCTCATCCAAAATCTTTTGAACAGTTTTCTTGGTTACTAAAATATCAGAATAATTAGGAACTACAGCTTCTAAAATCTTTTCGTCACCACCGTTTAGTACGCCCAAATTGTTAGCTTCTTTACCAGTTAATTTAACTGTTGAATACAATGAATTAAGTTTTGTTCTAACTTGTGGATTGGCCAAATCTTTAGCATTTAAACCATTGACATATTCGTTGTATTTGCCTAAAGCATCTACATAGGTTGTAGCACCAGTAACAGTATTAGCTGCCGTTCCATCTAAAGGCTTATAAAGATCAGCTTTATATGCTCTAGCGGCAGAACCGCTTGGCATCGCTGGCATTGGGGGCGGTTTAAATGGATCGTAACCATAAGTATTAACCAAAGTATTTTCAGGTACATCTGTAGCAGATACAGGTTTAACTGTAGGGCTTCCCATAGGTCTTTGTGCTGGATTAACAGCAGCAGGATTCACAGGAATATTCCCACCAGTTACGGGAACATTTTGTGCAGGCATACTTCCACCAGTTCCACCACCAAATCGACCTGTTCCAATACCTTCATCATTCAATTTAATTTGTTGATATGGGTCTAGTGCAGGCTTTGATGTTGATACAAAACGCATTGTAGATTCAGGGTTTGGCGAATTTTGGTCATAAACATAAGTTTCTGTATTACCAGTTTTTTCATTATATTTACTAACTTCGTTCCATTTAGGCCCTTCAGTAAGCTTTTTCATTCCCAATGCTTTTAAAGCTGGACTATAAGAACTAGCAGCCATTAAATTGGCAGCTTGTGGATTTGACTGTATAGCAGGGTAATCAATTTTTGGAGTAACGCCTTGATAAGCAGGCCCAGCTAATTCTTGGCTTGGTTGTGCAGGTCTACCAGTATTAAGCATTTGATAGTTTTCAAGGTCTGTCATTTCTTGAGTGCGTAATTTTTGGGCTAATTGAGCAGCTTTAGTATCGCCTTCTTTTCCAACATAAGCACCAGCAAGCATATTAGCTACTGGTTGTAACATTTGAAAAAAACTAGGCGCAACATAACGACCACTGATCATTTGACCTTGTGGCTGTTGATTTTGTTGCATCAACATATCAGCAAAGCGTTGCTGACGGTTTATTTGTTGTTGAGCAGCATAATCTTCAGGACTTAATGTTCCTGCTTGAAGTGCGTTAAATGGTTGTGTAGTATCTGCCATAATTAATATCCTGCCTGCATATAAGCTGGGTCTAAATATTGCGGCATTGGCTGACTATAATCAGTTACAGGCGCAGGCTTGTTTGGGTCTTTACGCAACATTGAAGCTAAAGCCATTGGATTCATTCCTGAATATCCAGCTTGGGCATGAGGTTGTGTTAATTGATTAGATTGTCCAAGTTGTTGATTCATATAAGATTGTTGTGCGCCAATATTTTGAAATGCAGGATTAAGACCTTGTTGGTCTTGTTGCATATACGGATCAACTTGCAAAATGTATGGATTAGGCATTAATAACTCCATAATCTATGACTTTGTAACCGTCATTTAAAGTATGTACGGCATAAGGGAATACTTGCTCGACTTCTTGAGCCATGAAGCCGTAATGTACGCCATGACCAGCTAATTCGTGATCTTTAAATTCAGGCTTGTATTCAAACTTGTACACAGTCAACCCGTTATTGGCTACGCCAATTGGTTCAATGTTTTCTTTCATACGAATATCACAAGCAGCAGGAGCTAACATATAAGCAGCACCTAAAGTTCCACCCAATCCCATTAAACCGCTATTAAATCCAGCTTGTGCTGCATTAGAAGCGTTTGAACTAGCTAAGTTATAGTTACCAGCAGCCGTAGTTGCTCCCAATAAATCTGCGCCAGCCGTAGTAGCTTGTTGCGGTGCATTAACAAAAGAAGGATTTTGAACTTGTGCGCCAGTACGCAATGCGCTTAAAGTATTCAATGGCAAATTGTAGTTTGTCATTGCTTGGTTATATTGTTGCTGCTGCGCTTGATTTCCAAGATTGGCGTTAGCTATTTGGTTAGTAAATTGTTGCTGATTTGTAGCGTTTTGCTGACCTAATGCTTGATTAGCAAATTGACCACCAGTAATACCTTGATTAAACAATGAGTTACCGATTTGTTGACCAGCTAACTGTGAGTTGGTTAATAAATCATTTTGACCTTGATTAAAAGTACGCATTGCATTTTCATAAGCTTTTGTGCCTTGCACAATACCTTGATTAGCAAGAGCAGAATTTTGTGATTCGAGGTCTTGCGCCATTTGTGGGCGTAAACGGGCTTGCAAAATTTGATTTGCTTGATCCCAGCCCTGCATACCACTTGCGTAGTTAGGGTTGGTTTGGTAATTAGCGTTTAAATTAGCTTGTCCAGCATTGGTTGTTATAGGGCCTGTTTGTGGGTTAAAACCCTGACCCATGGTGTTTTGTACTTGACCTAATTGGGCATTGATTGTTTGACCAAGACCTAGGCTAGTTTGGTTTTGGTTGTTTAATAATTGTTGACCGACATTATTAAGGGAAGTTGTAGCTGTCCAAGTAGGGTTTCCGTAAGGATCAGAACCAGTAATGGCATAATCAAGGTTGCCGTAAGGGGTAACTTGATTAACGCGGTTAGCGGCAGCAGCGGCTCTTGCCGCATCTAAGTTGCCTTGTGCTGTTGCGTTTGCTGCACCCGTATAATCAGGAGTTGCTGGCGCACTTGGGGTATCGCCTAATCCTAAAAATCCACCACCACCCATGTCATTCTCCTCTTGCTGTTCTTAAAGGGCATTTGATGTCGAGAAATCGACAATCTTCACGCCTCATAGCCATAATCACTAAATCGCCATCCATGTGAGCATCAGGGATTTCGGCTATTACTTTAAAACCAAGGTGTCGGTTCAATCTTAGGGCATCTTTGTTACTGCCACAAATTTGTCCTAGTATAACGCTAACTCCAAGTTTATTAAAGGGATAATCGAAAGCCGCCCACAATAAATCTCTGTTCATCCAGTTCACTTCATCTACCGCAGCAATGTGCATTTGACACGCTTTTGGCATAAATCCGTTAAAACCTACTACTGCTACTAAATTACCGTCAATTTCTTGACCAATACAAGTTGTTTCTAATGGCATTGGGTGATTCATCATCCGAACCAGCCAATCGCCCATATACTTTTGATCTTCTGTAGTAACTCTACGCACTTAAAGAACACCACCTTTTTCCATTACATAATCGGTAGAAGCCCAATGTAATTCAATATTGCGGCTTACAGCGTTTAAGTTAATAGAGCCACTAAATCCTAATCCTGTGACACCTTGCCATGTTTTAGTAGTAATAAGACCACCTGACCAAAGCGTTTGATCCCAGTTAGAACTATCCCAAACCCCGACAGATTGTGTGGCAGGATTAAAAGAAACCGCCCCAAGCTGAGATTGAGTGTCAAAATCTACGCTAAGACCGCATAAAACGCTTGCTACGCCCCCTGTAGATTGAAGGATAGGCCTTACCATCATAAATCTTTTTAATTGGCCTGCGCTGTCAAAATAGCTGTAAGCTTGCTGGGCAGTAGCACTAATGTTGTTGCCATCATCAGATAAATTGCTATAAAAAATACCTACACAGCCGTTGCTGCCAAAGTGCATATCGGTATCGCCTGATACTTCCCAACAATATGCTTGAATACCTGTAAATCTAGCCCATGATTTAGTAATGGTGTGCATTACATACTGCTCCATGCCGTCATCGGTAGGAATTGACAATATCAACATATTTTCACTAGCGTAATACTGAATTTGCCAACCAAAATTGGCATAAAAATTGGTACAAGCAAGACTGATTGGGTAGTAAATCTTATCTGTAAGGTTAATTCTAGGGTCTAGGCGGCTAGATTGTAGGGCTGAAGCCAATGGAACTAATCCGTCTTGGGTAAGCAACAATAGATCACCTGCCCATTTAAAGAAGCATCTACGAGTAAAGGTTTGACCTAATTGCCATACGCCTTTTAGCACCCAAGTTGCCGCAGTATTAGGGTCTGTTCCGTAATATTGGATAATTTCGCCCATGCTAGTAACAAAGACTGCGTAATCATCTGCGCCTTGACCAGCATCAATAGTCCATGTACCCATTGCCTGCAAATAACCGCCATTTCGGGCAATACCACCAAAATAAAGCGGTTGGGCTACACCTGCAATTGAATTTACATCCAAATACCAACAAGTTAATGTGTCTTTTTGGGTAAAAAATAACCTGTTTTTAAACAAATTTACATTAATAAAGGTGTTTGAATTAACGCCTGTAATTCCCAATACGGTATAAGAACCTACTACCGTGGCATTAGCCGCAGGGGTAGTAGCCATCGTGTAGGTAAAGGTGTTTGCACCTGTTACGGTAATGACATAAGAACCGTTATAGTCACTTGCAGTCGCGCCCGTAATGTTTACATAATTGTTTGTTACTAAACCATGTGCAGAAGCGGTAGTAAGTGTGGCTACATTTCCTACATGGGTAATTGAACTAATGGTTTGTGCGGTACTGGTAGTGGCTAAATAAAACCATGAAGTACCGTTATAGATCATTGTAGGGTCTACACCATTACAAGCTACTAAAAAATGACCGCCTGCATTGGTTATGTTTACTGCTTGCAATTTATCGCTAGTAATACCGCTAAAGACTTTAACAGCAGGATTTGGCTTGGTATCCCATATATCAGTATTGGCAGCCCCAAATAGGTTATATCCGCTAGTTGTTGTGTAATTCATTAGCGTATTTACAGAGGCGGTAGACTGATTTAAGTATGATCCGACTACTGTGGCGTTGCCTGAAGGCGTTGTTGCAAGCGCATAAGTAAAAGTAGTTGTACCTGTTACGGTAATCTTAAATACACCGCTAAAAGCCGCAGGAGTTGTGCCACTAATAGAAACATAAGCACCCGTTGTAAGACCATGCGCGGAAGCAGTTGTAAGGGTAGCGATGTAACTTGAAAAAGTAATGCTACTAATGGTTTTTACATTAAGGGATGTAGTTAAAACAGAAGCTACCTTGTACCCTTTACGCATACTTACATCGGTTGGGGTAGGATACCAATTGATAAGCTGAACAGCATCCAATGGCTGCATATTGGCTAATGAATCCCTACCATTCCAGCCGCCAACAGGCGCAGGTACGGAAGTAGTGGTTGCCGTAAACTTTTTAGCTACAGCCATGACTAAGAACCATATCCAGTATCGGGTATGTTTGCCCAGCCAATAAGCACAGCACTTGGTTGTGGGGCTAAAGACAAGGTTGCAGAACCTTTATCGTTAGCTTTAGCCACATTCAAATATCGTGTGTAGTCTTGTTGCAGTGATGTAGTGTCAAATGATTTAATTTGGAAATACTTGAGTTTGGTCAAAATTGCCAAAACAGCACTGTCTAAAACTGTAGTATCGCTATCGGCAGTAAAGCTATTTTGCACAGTTCCTGAGACACTTCTAGCCCAGCCCTTAGAACGATATTCAAACCCTAAGTATTCTTGGGTGTTATATGGTGGCCAAATTTGGAATGTATTTCCAAGGATACGCCAACGAACCCGTGGCCCTGTTGAAATATAACCCGATTTTAGCCATTGCCATTGCTGTGCATCTACTGGGCCAAGCATCTGCCAATGCTTTGTCTTATCCCAATGAGTGTTATCGGTAATGGTTTCGTAATCAGGGGGCAAAGGGTAAATAGTTTTACTAAAAGTAACAGAACCACCTACAGAAGTAGCAGAAGCTAATTGGGTAGTTGTTAAGCTAGTTGAACTTGTAACATTATTGACATAGGTATCTTGTGGGATGCTTGTGCCAACTATAGAATAGGTGCTGTCCAGCCCTGTCGTACTAGGAATGTTCGTTAAAGTATAAGAACCATTCGTAGTATTACAAGTCGTGGTTACAGCGGTTGTGTAGAAACGATATTCCACTTCCAATGCTTGCCAATCGTATTCCTTAATCAAGTCATACCCAGCACGGTTCATCAAAGCTAGGATTTGCTGCACATCCTGACTAGGATTACCGACTACATAAGCAGGTACGGCAAGGTTAAGTTCAGCAGTTACCTGCTGTACGAGTTGGAGCATTGTAGATGACATATTAGGCTTCCTCTGTGGCTACCGTTTTAGATTTACGGGGTTTCTTTTCACCAACAGCGGCAAGTATAGTGGCCATTTGTTCTTGCATTAAGGCCATCTTCGCATCTGTTTCAGCCTTCATTTTAGCAGTTTCTTCTTCTTTTTTGGCAAGTTCTTGTTTCAAATCATTAATTTCTTGCTCTCGTTTGTCAGATTCTGCTGTTTTATCGGCTAAATTTAAAAATGATTTTGCTTTATCGCGGAAAGCGTAAGGTGACATTCCTGCCGACATACCCATTCGTTGTAATTGCTGATCAGAAGCGTTTGCAACAGATTCAACCGTATGGAACTTCATTGCCCGTAATTCTTCTGCTTGGGACTTAGATACCAAAGGCCACTCTGAAAGGGGTGTTCCTTCATACCCTTGATCGTCTGCGCCTAATTGGTTTTGGTACTTAGCCCAATGGATAGGAAAACGATTTTTATGCTGTTCTAGGGCATAGGTATCAATTTCGGTTAATGTATCGCCAGCTACGCAAATATGGACAAAATCAAACTCTTTATAGATTGGTCTGCCAGCTTCGTTAGAAGCATCTTCTTGTTTTACAGCTTTCTTGTAAAAGCGTACTTGTAACCGTGCGTCTGCGCCTTGTTCATCTGATGGTAAAGCCATTTTTAAATCTCCTAAGTAGTTAGGTAAAAGTTAAAGAAAAAAAGGGCTACCCTTGTGAGGTAACCCTTCGTTTTTACTACAAATTACTATTAAACACTAGCCTTGCTAAACCAGCCATAATCGCCTGATGCCATAGAAGCACCTGACAAATATGTGCCTGTAGCACCCAAAGTTACTTGGAATGTAGAGGCGTTAATGATACAAGTAGCGGATGAAGTTGCAATAGCTACGCCTGCTTGGGCAAACACATAACGGAAGCCGTCAGAACCAAACACTTCAGCACCAGTAGGGCCAAATGTAGCAATTGATGTACCAGCAGAGTTAGGGTTTGTGTTGGCTACGTTGTTTAAATCAACTCCAGCCAAAGGGGTAATGGTATATGCCATGATATATTTTCCTTTCTAATCAATGGATTAAGTTGTCAACACGCCTTGTAGGAATGAGTTGGAGCAAGTTAAGTTGCCAGCCCAGCCATACAATTTGACGATCGCATCTTGGTTGATCGATTGACGCTCGCCACCGATAGGAACGAAAGTACGCTCTTTGTGTGGGCGCAAGAAAATGTAGTTTGTGTTTAGCAAATACATTGTTGTTGCGCTTTCTTGTGCGCCATAACCGCCACCCAAGATCACATCAGCAGACATACCACCACCGTAGAACTTTAATGAAGCAAAACCAGCCGCACCTTCTTCTACACCAGCG